ATTTGCATCTATGTAAGTAAGTTGGTGCTCGGTATTAAATTCCGCCGCAGGAATCCCGCCGATAGGACTTCCTACCCCAGAGAACGTAACAAAGCTTCCGTTAGTTGCGCCATGATTACTGTGTGTAACCACCACCGTAGTTAATGTATTTGTTACTGCAAATGGGTCAGTGCCTAATAGAAAAGCGTCTAAGTAATACTGTGCCGTTACCGTGCCACCACCGCCAGTCACTGTGGATGTTGCTGCGGTCGTTACTGTGATGACGTATTTATTGGCGTTGGTGATGGACGTAATAACGTGGCGCGTATTTAATTCGGCAGCAGGGATACCCCCTACCGCTGATGCCCCAGTGAAATAAACAAGATCACCAGCTTGTGCGCCATGAGCTGTATCGTTGACATCAACCGTTGCAAATGTATTGGTTGTATCAAACGGGTTTGTTAATGTCGCAGAATAATCTCTTGTGCGGATAGGCGTGATGTCGTTGTAATACCCGCCTTGCTCAATGTAATACTTTAGGTTCGTTCCAACGCCCATCAGGTTTTGGGACTGTAAGGTAATCCAGTTCCACAAAGACCGGCAAAGGCCAAGAAACGTATAGGCAGATATTCTTACCCAGCCGCCAATCTTTTCAGGAGTGCCTTGGCGAAAACGAACTTTGTCAGAGATATACCAGCCACCCTCCGTGGTATATCGTGTGTTTTCTTTGTTAACTCCCGGCTTGTACAGTATTTTTTGAAGTGGCATTGATCACCTCATCAAGGCAGCTTCTGCTGCACGGCGGCGAGTAAGTCCGGGAAGAACTCGTCCAGCAGCTTTATTCCACAACATACATTGGTCTGCTGCACCATCCCAATCCCCCGCATCTATACGGCGTTTAAACGTGGAAACCCGATAGTTCCCTAAGCCACAATTGTAGACCCAGCTAGTCACGGCGGCAATGCGTCGGGGTGAAGCGGTAGCGATCTTGGGTGAAAACTTTAAAAGCCCACGAACAAAATACTCAACGTGATGGTCTAGCGCATCCTCACACTGCTGCATGGTCCAGACGGTTCCGGGCTGAATTTCAGGCCCAGTTGCACCCCAGCCGATTGTCCAAGGATGTCCACGAGTTCCAGGATCAGGATAAGCAGTTACTCTTCCGTCAGGCAAACGCTTTGCAAGACCCTCGAAGGGCTTGATGAGAATATCTTTGCAAAGCTTTTTAGCCTCGTTCACGATTTATTGTACTTCTCTATAGAACGTCCTACAAACCAGAACGTTAACATCATGTTAAGCATGGCGAAGTCATCTTCGTCGTAGCTCTTGGTCAGTACTTCAGCCCAGTTAGCGTTAGTCTGAAACGCAATCGTTAAGCCAGCAGCTTTGACAGCCACATATACGCCAAAAGCAATCCAAGTAAGACCGGGGCGGGTAATAGCAGTGATAAAAGAAGCGAGCCAACCAGCCTCTTTTGCGGTCTGGGCCTGTTCCTTAAATGCCTCCTTAATCGTATCCATTTGCTGGATGCTGTAGTCAACATATTTCTCCTCCATCTTAAATTCACCCCTCATTTTTTCGAGGTCGGTCTGGAGTTGGAACATATTGAGTTCGTGAGCGCGTTCGTTTTTCTTGTCTAAGAACTTGAGGACTTCAGGAGCAAGTCTAAACAAGCCACCAAAGATAGAACCAAGGAGACCGCCGCCAAGTAATTCAAACATGCTTACCCCTTTGCGGTAATTTGATCTGCACCCTTCTTGACCGTGACCTTGGTGCCTTCTACATCCACTTGCATGGGTTGCTCGGCGCGGTCTAGTTTGTCAAGACGATGGATGAGATCCCTAATGACTTCAAACTCAGGCTTTTCTTGTTTCGGTGCGGTGCCTGCAATGCCATTTAGCATCTGTATAAGCGCCGTCAATGAAGCACCAAGAAGACCCATAACAGCAGCAATTTTTTCGCCCTCAAGGAACAATGACGCGCCTACACCCACGAGCACAATCAGGAAGATATAAAGAAGACCATCCTCGCCAATCGCTTTGCCAGCGACCTCTTTGGCTGAGTCCTGAGCCTTGAGTTCCTCTAGCTTGATTCTGGCTTGCGCCTTGAGGACCGCTAATTCGTGGGCTTTATCTTCCATTTACTGCTCTGCTTTTACTTCAGGGGCGACTTGAAGCTGTGGCGATACCTGCTCTTGAATGGCTTGTACGATTTGAAATACTTCGCCATAAGGCCGTGTGCCTAGATACCCCATGATGTTGTTCATCAGGGAAAGTTTTACGGTTACGTCTTGATCGTTCATGCTTGGCTCCAAGGTAGGGGTGGGGTAACGATAGGCGGTGTGATTTGGTCTTGGATTTGTTGAGCCACTGCTGCTTCGGCTGAGTCTTTGTCCACACCGTTGGCCCAGCACCACCCAAGCACCTGATCCTGAGTCAGATCAGCGTAGGGGGTGAAACCCGAGCCTTGGGTTACTGGAAACCCACAAGTGCTGTAGACCTGACCTGTGTAAGTGCCATCAGTGCCTGTGCATTGCCAGTGCGCTGTAGTTACATAGTCTGCACCTTCCGGTGTTTGTGGGATGCAGTTGAGTGCGGAGATTGTCCAGTTGTAAGTGATCATGGCTGGGTTCCTATTTGATTTTGCTGTTGCGCTGCCAACTGCGCTGCTTCATAGGCTGCAATCACTTCAGGTGTCCACGCCGCATTGCAGATCGCTACCACCTTATCTGGCTGGCCTGTGAGGTCTTTCCCCGGTGTTAGGGTTGAGCGGTGATAGGTCTGGGTTAAGACTTTGCCATCCTCAATGATGCGGGTGGCTTCACGATAGAGAACTGTGCCGTTCTCTGTTACGGTGATTTGGTCTACTACGGTTTCTTTGGTAATCATTTAAGTTCCTTTATAAAGTCCGTCTACGCTAGTCTGGCGTAGATAATTAACCGACAACATAAGTTATTGATACACTAAGATAGGCCGTGGCTGCAATTGCTGTTGCTGAGTATAAATTTGCTGTATTTTCTGGATTCACACTTGTGCCTCCAGATGTAATGGCGTAATTTGTCAAACTTCCACAATTATATCTTGGGCCGGTAGATAACGATGTAAATGGTAAATTGTCAGACATAAGCCCATTTGTTGTAACAGCAACTGATGTTGCTCCTGCATAAACACAATTAAGCATAACAAGGCGTCCAATTTTTGTATAAGAGCCACTAGAACTAAACGCTCCAACAACCGTTAAACCGGTTCCTTGATTCGGTGTCCAAGTCCCCTCCTCATAATCATCCAGCGTGTTTCCGTTAGACGATGCAGATTGCGTGGCGGGGAAGGTGATGCCTGCGCCTGACTGAGGTGTTGCGCCTTGCAAGGCAAGTGACTTATTTTGCTCCAAGGCAAGCACTTGTGTGAATGTAACGTTAGTGCCTGCGGTGCCAGAATTGGCGATTCTCCATTCATAAGCGCCCAAATTTGAAAAGCTATGATAAGCAGCGTAGTTGCTGTCTATGTATTTGTAGTTTGTCCCATCATAGTAATTGTTTGCGCCAATTTGGTAATACGAAGTCTGCCCATTGTTGGCAAGAGATGTTCCATTCGCAAGTTGCAAAACTTTAAAAGCACTTCCCCACGCACTCGGCGTTACTCCAATCCCTACGTTGCCGGAGGAGTCAATACGCATCCGCTCGGTGGCAGAAGCAGAACCATCTGCTGTAGTCCAAAATGTCAACCTTCCCGGCATATCATTTGAACCGGGAGTAGCATCAACTTGAGCCTCTATTTTGGCGCCATTGATATAGGCTGCTCCGTCATATCCTCTAAATACAAGGGCTCCCAGATCATCATTTGATTGAACAATTGTTGGAGATGCTGTAGTGCCTCTTGATTTACCCGTAACATATTGTGGGCCGTATTGGTCGGCTCTACCTGTAAAAATTTGTATATTTGCGGTTCCGTCATCAACAACTTGAAGTTTATTATTACCACCAATACTTGTTGTTGTATTAATAAGAACCCTACCGCTGGAATCAACTCTCATCCGCTCACTGCCACCCGTCGTAATCGCAGCCGTATCAGCAGCAGGGAAATACACACCCGTATTGGTGTCGCCTGTGGTGGTGATAGAAGGTAACGCTGCGCTTCCTGCGCCGTGAACCACTACGCTTGTAGTCAACGTATCCGTTGTCTTGTTGTACGTCAATCCAGCATCGCCGCCAAAAGACCCTGAGTCGTTGAACTGTACTTGCGTGTCGCTGCCGCCGGGGGCTGTTGTAACCGAGCTAAACGCTAAAGTGCCTGAACCATTCGTTGTCAGTGCCTGCCCATTAGTGCCATCTGCCGATGGCAGTGTCCAAGTGACGTTAGAAGCAACCGAAGCCGGAGATTTAAACGCCACATAGTTTGTGCCGTTGTCGGTGTCTTCATAAAGCTTTAGATCCGCAGCACTGGCTGACGTACCACTGACATTGACCGAACCTACAAACGTCGCTGCCCCTGTGTCATCAATCGTTGCTGCGCTGTTCTGAAGAATCTCACCCGTCGTACCGTCAAACCGAGCAACAGCATTATCCGTTGCAGTACCCGCGCCTACTGTGCCAACAATCACATAGTCCGTACCGTTAAAAGCAACAACAGCCGACTGTCCGGGGAGCAATGTCACACCCGTCTGGCCTGTGGCCTTAAACGTCAGGTTGTAGGTAGCGTCTGCGTTAATCAGTCGGTATGACCGAGCAGGGCTTGTACCTGTATTGCCTACCGTGATCGTGGAGTTAGCAGCAAGTGAGCTGACCCTGAAGCCTGCGTATTGCGCTGACGTTGCGCTAATATTCGTTGCCGATGAATCGCCTTCAGTGGTTTCAATCGTTAAAGCACCCGCTGTGAAATTAGCACTTGTCAGGTTGGACATACCCGCAATCGCAATATCAAGATATTGCGTCAAACCATTGTTGGTCGTATCGCCCCAAGTACCCGACTCCGTACCCGTGACCGGGAGCGGAAGATCTAAAAGGGTTGTGCGGTTAACAGTCATGATTCACCTCAAGTCGTAATCGGTGTCCAGTTAGAAGTCTGATTGGTATTAATCTCGCTCCAACTAGGCGTTTGATTGCTGCTGATATTTTGCCAGTTTGCCGTCTCTGAGTCATCAATAAGCTCCCAGAGTTTTCTTCCATCAATACTGTCTGCACCCGTTGCTGATTCTGAGATAACAGATCCAAATGTAGCGCCTGTTGCAACAGCATCTGACCCTGATGCACTTTCTGTAATAGCCGTTGCAAACTTAACCGAGGCAGTATTAACGTCCAGTCCAGATGCTGATTCAGTGATAACCCCGTCAATCGTAAGCGATGCGCTGTTTGCATCAGATCCTGTGGCCGTTTCTGTAATGCTTGTTGAATAGGCATTTTGGGCTACGGTTTGATCAGTCGCGGTGCCTGTTTCTGCAACCACAGAAACAAACTGTGCTGATGCGCTGACCGCATCAGATCCTGTCGCGGATTCTGAAATGCCTGCTGAATACTGAGGGGTTGCGCTAATGGTATCAGCACCTGAAGCAGATTCAGAAACAATCGTGCCAAAGCTGACAAGACTTGATACGGCATCAGTGCCTGTTGCAGATTCTGTGACACTTGATAAAAACTGGGCAAGCGCTGCAACTGCATCTGTGGCTGTGCTGGTTTCTGATACGCTGGTGTTAAATTGAAGAAGCGCTGCAATAGCGTCTGAACCTGTGGCTGTTTCTGATACGGCGCTATCAAATTGAAGCAACGCATTAATCGTTTCTGCGGCTGTAGCTGCCTCACTAACTGCAACATCGTATGTTGCAGTGCCGCTAAAACCCCAAGTTCCCGATCCCCAATTACCATACCCCCAGCCTTCGGTAACGGGAGGAGACCCGCTCTCGCCTGTCGCACCAAGTGCTGCGCCGCCAAATGCTGAGAAGCCGAACACATTTTTACCTTGTTATTTCGGTCCAAGAGGTTGTTGCTTCATCCCAACTGTACATCTTCCCGTCAGTAGGAATAGCTACAGGAGGCTCCCACTGTGCGTCTGCATTGAGCGTCCATGAAGGAAAAGGCTGTGGCGGTACAAACGCATCTATGTCTGCTCGGTAGGTGTAGCCAATCCCAGCGTAGTTTTTACGCATGTTACCGTTGTAGCTTGTTTGCTTCCATGTACCACCAAGAATCTTCTCTAGGTGCGCTGCGCCGATATGCTCCTTCTCAACGCCAGAAGCATCGCTGGTGTCTTTGTTATCAACAACCACTACTTGAGTAACAATGTTGTTCTCATCAATCTTTGCGAAGTGAGCCATTACGCCTCCAGCTTTAATCCAGTTAAGTCCATTTCTTCCCCAACAATCCCAATTGGAAAAGTGTTAAACGATAGTGAGATTCTTGTGTCATCGCCTTTGACTTCAGGAACCATATGCGTCAGTGACGATGGAAACAGAATCAGCTTGCCGACAGTCGCTTCAAACCACCATGACTCTGAGTTGTATGAGTTCCATTGCTCAGGCGGGAACTTGATCTGCTGCCAGCCATCACGGTAGAAGTAAATCCTGTCATCAGGGTTTGTCTGAACGTAGAACACACCTGAGATGTAGCTATTGGGATGTGCGTGTTTGTGATGGTATTGCCCTGGTTCCGAATAATTACACCAGCTTTGGGTAACTCTCAGGCTTACGTTGTGCTTAGGGTTAACCGTAGACTTGAAATAGTCTGAAACCGCATCTTCTACAAACGAACGCAGGCTTGTCAGCGCAGGATCACGCAAAACAAAGTTGTTCGTGCTTGTGGTGTTACCCATGTTGGGTCTTGTTGGCAGTTCACGGATGAAGAACAACTCCTCATCGCTTAGGGGTCTGCCAAGCTCTGCAAAGCCTACAGGAATGGGGAATAGGTTATGCAACTGCACGTTCAAATTCCTCTTTGGCTATGCCCATCTCTTTCAGTTGCTCGTCGGTATAGATCGTTGGGATGCTGTCCTCAAACTCTCTGATCTTGTCAATGACCCAATACACTTCTTCAATGCTTGGGCATGGACGTGGATCATCCCACCGAGTAAAGA